GCGCTTTCAGGAGCGCATTCTTGGTCGCCTCTCCGAAGATGCCGTCCGGATTCAAGCCGAGGAGCCGCTGAAGCATCTTCGTCGCTGCCCGGTTTGCATCACCGGCACAGCCGCGCTTGATGGTCGGCAAGATGAACTTCAGGTAGGTGGTAGACGGATAGTGCTTCTTCGCATCACACAGCCATGTCGCCTTGGCCCCACGGGTGTCCGCATGACAGAACGCATTCCCTGCGTACCAGTAAATGCCGACGCCGCCGAACCCAACCGCCTGAGCGATGATACCCAGTGCGACCGGGTTCAGGCTCCGATCATCAAGCCGCCAATCGGCAGCCATGCCGTAGCGGTGGCGGCTGTTCGTGCCGCCGCCCGCTTCCTGATTATGCTTCAGACAGCGGTAGCCGGAAGTGATTTTGATTTTCTTCCCGGTCACCTCCCGGATACGCTGGAGCTTTTCGGCCAGCTCCGGATCTACCATCTGAGTTCCGCAGCCGCACGGGCAGTCGAACTCGTTCCGGCTGAAATTCTTCGTCAGCGCGGTTCTGTCGCCGCGCTGGTAGATAATAACGCTCACGCCTCATGCCTCCTTATAAAAAGTCGTGCTTCTGGAGCCGCTCATTGTACACACGTTTAATGTTCGCCACTGCACAGATGCAGCGGTTGTTCTTATAGTTCGGGTGGCTACGGCAGTAGTCCTCATAGGCGTCAATGACGGCCAAAGTCTCGATGAAATGCTCCCTCGTGTGATGCTTGTCGTCAATCAGCTCGTCATTGAACCTTAAAATCTGGGTACGGAGCAGGTTTGCGTTTCGCTCGTCGTCAACTTTGATGTGTTCGTCGAGCTTCTGCTGTGTCTGCTTCTGCTGTTCCAGCACCTCGGCGTTCAGAGCGTGGCCAATGAGCTGGGCCAACTTGCTCCACGGATTCAGCTTGATGGGCGAAATCTGCACGAGGGTCAGGAGGACTACGAGCGCCCCGCCCCCCGCTGTAAAAAGTTCCTTGATGTCGTCGATGTTCAATGGTCAGCCCTCCATAATAAAAAGGCGGCCGCGTATCTTCACGCAGTCGCCTTTCCTGTTGTCTCCCTGCTTAGTCCTCGGTGATAAGGTCTTCGCAGCCGGAATCAATGAGCAACTCCCGAACCTTGCTCTTCAGCTTGGCAGGAACCTCAGCAAAAGTCTTTTTGCCGAACATGATCTGCTGCGCCCACAGCATTGCCATCATAAGCACACCCTCCTTTCCTAAAATTTTGCAAAGAAAATGAGCAAGGACGTCGGCGGCCAACTTAGCCATAGACTTCCTCGCTCATCTCTAATACACAGTCGGTCAACATCTGAACCTGCTTCTGCAAGCCTGCGCAGGTATCGACCAGCTGCTTCATATCTGCAACGGTGGGTTTCTGCTGCCCGCCGCTGTCGCTTGTTTCATTGTCACCGGTGCCGGTATCCTCGCCGCCAGTGCCGCCGGGGTCAGGCTCCGGGTTGACCACCGTTCCGCCCGCCTCCAGCTGCTCCAGCAGCGCTCTATATTCAGCCTCGGTGATTTCTTCGGCGTCAATCTCGCCGTCGTACACAGCGCCCTCCGGCGGCTTGTTGAGCCACGACGGATGATAGTACCCGCTGCAATCCCGCGGGCAGATGAACTCTGCCTTTGCAGGGTCGCAGACGAGCATCACGCCATGTTTGGGCTGCCAGCGCAGAAACACGTCATTGACGTCCAGCACCTTGCCATCCGCAAGGATTTTATAAAAAATCATGCGTACACTCCTTCCATTCGGTATCCGTGGAACAGCCGCCAGTACAGGGACAGCATTCCCTTTCTGGTGCGGTATGCGTCGGCGTGATAGGAGTTGCCAAACCACGCAGAGAACGACGCGAAAGCATCATCCAGCCGCATGACGCCGCGCCGAATCATCTTTGCAAACTTCTTCAGCTTGCGCCGCATTCGGACGATGCCAGCTCGCACGAGGTTCTTCACCAGATGCCCGGTGTCCGTCACCTTATAATAGATTTGCAGGAACTTCATACCCTTGGAGGCTTTTGTGATTGCCGTTTTCTTGGCATTCATCGAAAGCCCAACCTCGGCCGCCTCACTCTGGATAGTCTGACCAACGTGCTTCAGCTCCTCTTTCGAGGGGCCAGCAGCCATGGTGTCGTCCATGTACCGCTCGTAGGCCCGGACGCCCAGCTTGTCCTTGACGGCATGGTCAATCCCATTCGGGATAACCAGCGCCATGGTCTGCGATTCTTGGCTGCCCAGCGTCAGGCCAATGCCTTTATGCTGGCGCAGCTGCTCCGCTTTTGCCGTCCGTTCCGCTTCATCGGCAATTTCATGCAGCTCGTTTTCCTGATACATCCGGGCAATCTTCATGCCAAGGCCCTGAAGCATCCGGTCAAGCCGGATTTCTCGGAATCTTTTCAGGCAATCGCTGTGCCGGAGGTGGTCAAAGAACTTTGTGAAGTCGCCGGTCATAATGAAAAAGCCGTTGCCGTATTTCGCGGCCAGCTCTTTCAGGAACATTGCCAGCCGGTTCCTGGCATCTGTGACGCCCTTTCCCTTAACGCTGGCCGGGTTGTCTCGAATCAGGGTGCGCTCTGTCAGCGGCACAAGGCAGCTGTCACAATAGCAGCCCTGCACAACGCGGCAGTCAATCATGACTGCATGGATCTCGCGCAGCTTGCCGCGCTCATGTAGCATGATTCGTCGGATTGTGGCATCGACGTTCAGTTTACCCTCCAGCAGCGAGTCTTTCAGCCGTTTCAACTTCAAGACTGCGTGGAAGATGAAGCGCTGCACGTTGCCTTTCCACTCGACGCCTTTCCGGCGCTTCTGCAAAGACTTCATGAGGTTTTGAATCGTGAACACGCTGCGGAAGTCTCCGAGCGGTGTCACGTCCTGCAACCGCTGTTCCCGGTTCTTTACCCGGTCCAGAGCTTTGATACGCAGCTCCGCATAGGGAGTGCGCGGCTCCAACGCGGTTTCTATCTGCTCCCGGACCGGTTTCCCATGCCAGCAGCAGCGGCGAGCGGCATCATTCGCGGCCACGGTCAGCAGCTCCAGATCAATGCTGCCGTTCTCACGCCACGACCCACGCGCCCGCGCTTCTCGTTTTGCGGCTTTCCGAGCTTTACTTCGCTCTATCCTAGCCATGATTTGTTCTCGATTGGTCAAAGAATCTACGCCCTTCCTGCTACTTATAGTGTGCGCTCTAATCAGGTTTGCAAACCGGTGATGAAACGGGGTATGCACAGGCCCCGCCATGAAAGAATCGTCCCGCCGGTCTGCTCAGGGACACCGATACGGTGCGCCAGCCTTATATCAGGCCAGCCATCAATTTACCGCCTTTACAGACGGATGGTTGCACATTCCTTCTTAACTCTCTGGGTATTTTCACCTTTATGCACGGTTACTACTAAGCTAAGAATCCGGGGCAGAACGCCGTTGTTGTTCGTTGCGTTGTTGTTGTTGCCCGCCCAGCCGGTGTTGTTCACATTGTTGAAGTTTGTAGAGTTGGACACCGAAGCATCGCGAAGCCAATACCACCGGCAAAGCCTAAAACAATATGCCACCATTGAATCATCATTTCAGCTTCCCGAAGCGCTTCTTATCAGAGTTGCGCAGACCGGAAAGCAGCTTGATGCACTCGTTGATTTGTCCCGCCCACTCGTCCATGACGTTCTCGCTGTAAAACATGACGTTCCACAGCGCGTACAATGGCCGTTGCAGTCCGTTCAGATTGTCGATTGCCCGCTTGATGTACTTATCTCGTGCATCATACTGCTTTTTCGTAGTAGGGAAGATATCGTTGCCCTGCAAGGTGCAGTACAGCGCATCATCCACAAACTGCAATATCTGGTCGGACAGGTGATCTTTATATTCCAAAGGCACGGAACAAATTTTGGAGTAGGTGTATTTGTGCAGCTCTCGCATTTTGTTCAGAAATATCCGGTCTTCCGAATATTTCAGGTCAAACGTTTTTATCATGGGAACCTCTCTGTCATCCTCAAAGTGTGCAGCGCCGTGGAGAAGGGCAAGTTCCTTGTTTACAAGGTCTGCCCACTCCCGGATGCCGCCCTCTTTGGAATCGAACAGGCTCCAGTACACGACCAGCGGCTTTTGCAGCGCAGCCAGACACCGGATGGAACGCTCAAACAGCTTTCGCCGTTCAGCGCGGCCCGCATCTGTTCTCCCATCGGCCTCATTTGCCATGATGGCCGCGTGGTATGCGCTTGTGGTCAGCTCCATCAGCCGGGGCCGGACAAATTTCTTGTACCGGGCCGGGATGTGGTCTGCCCGCTGCGTGGTCAGTACGACCAGCCGTGCGCAGTTCATTTCAAACTCCGTTGCGGCCTGTCTGCGGTTTCGTGCGAGAACCGACACATTATCACCTCCTCTGCAATAAAATATCACAAAGTCTGGTAAATTGGAACTAATTTCGGAAAATTTGCCGCGGGGCGGCTACGCCGCCCTCGGTTTTTTCCCGGGGAGCGTTTCTCGTCTGGTCGGACTTACGCCGACCAGATTTTTCCAG